CGCGCACCAGGCTATAGCAGTCAAAGCGGCCGAGCTGGTAAGGCCTGCCCGCATAAGGCGCACCATCTGTCTCCCAGCGTACTGGCAGAAGAAGCTGGTGACGGCCGGAGGGCCATTCCATTTCCACCAGCGGCACAGTCAGCGCGGCACCGCGGGCCTCCAATACTGTGTCAGTCTGAGGCGTCAGCTGATCGACCTTCACCAGATCGGCGAACAGCCGCGCGGGCAAAGTGGTGGCAAGCGTCATGCGGCCGCGGTCATTCGCGAGCCAAAAACTGTGCGCGGGGTCTTCGGCCCAAGCGGCGCTTGCCGCGATCAGCGGGCCGAGGTTGGTCAGTTGCGAAGCGTTCATCGTCATCCTGTACGGTTTCTACTGTCCCATCAAACTGTGATGGTGATGGTTTTGGCATTGAGATCGATCCTGAACTTGCCGTCGGCGCTGCGGATCACGCCGGCGGTGGCGGTGCCAATGTCGGAGGTGATGGCGGAGAGCTGTGTGACGCTCATCACTTCTGCGCTGACACCGCCCGCGGAGACGAGACCGGCGATGACGGCGTCGCCCGCGAGCGTGGTGCCACTGCCTGTGCTGCCCAATTCTCCGGTGATGTCGCCCGCATCGATCTCGCGGCTCCACGCACTGCCTGTCCAGCGGTAGAGCTTGGCATCGGTGGTCAGGAAGACGACCCGGCCAGGGACGTTTCCGGTCTGTGGTAGGTTGGCCAGGATCTCGACGGGGGCCAGACTGGCCTCATCCATCAGCCCCTTGAGGCCGCCGCGCAGATCCGCACCCTGCAAATAGATCCCAGGCGTCGTGACATCGAGCCAGCTGGACCATGCGGTGGGGCGATCAAGCACATAGCGCCCGCGTACCTCATACTCGGCTTCGGGCAATAATCCGTCTGACACGAGAACGGACCCCGCGGCGCGATCGGCAAGCCCTGCGGCCACGACCCGCGCGGTGGCTTTGAGGCGGATCTCATAGCGGACAAAGAGCGCATCCAGCGCGGCACTGCCCACCCAGGACAATGTAATCGCTGGCCGGCGGTCGAAACCCAGCGCGTCCTTCAAGGTGCTAGCCGCCACCGACCAGCCCGCAATGATCTGGGGTGGGCGATAGGGCAGTCCTGTGACCGGGACGACGGCAGGCAGATCATCAGATGCGGTCCAGCCATAATCCCCGGGATCGCGTTCGCGCAGCACGAGGTCCTGATTGATTGTGCCGGGCTGGTCAGTGATTTCGACCACCTCGAAGATCTTGTTGGTGTAGCCGTTACGGACACTCGTCCAGGCGATGGTGTCGAGGGGTTCCAGCAGGAAGGCTTCGGGTGGCAGGACCAGCCGATGCGACCGGAACCGCCGTGCATCCTTGATATAAGCGCTCATCAGCTGGGCGACCTGGCTCTGATTTGAACAGGCCGGAAAGTTGATGCTGGTCGCCAGACGTCGGCCGCCATCCTCAACTTCCCAAGCAGGATTGAGGATTTGTGGTGCCTCGCGCGACGTCCACAGGCTTGCAGGCTCGGGATACTCGGACGAGATCGCATTGGCGCTAGCGGCCAGTCCCGGAAACGGGTCCAGCTCCTGCGGGGCCGAAATCACGATGTCCTCATCTGTGATGAACTGCACCGGCGCCGCGGGCGCGCCCACGCGCATCCGGAAGACCCCGCCCATCTCGCTGACCTGGCCGAGGCAGGTCTTGGCCAGCTCATCAATGACTTCGGCTGGTGCCATGTTCACCATCACCTCGAGCCCCGCCTCAAAGCTCGGACGATCCCCGATCGGTGCATCGCAGGCATTCATGGCAGCAAACCAATTGTCGCGCGGTAGATCATCGGCGGAGACATCGCCGCCCCAGATCTCGCCTGTCGGCAAGCGCATGCCGCGCAGGATGTTGTAGATCATCACCGCCGGATTGGCGGAGCGGGTCCACGTGGCGGGGTCGGACCAGCGTTGGCTGCCGGAGCCGCCGACCGTGCTGTCAAAGCGCGGATCATAGAGCGGGATCCCGTCGAGCTCGAAACGCACGGTTGGAAGATTGTTACAGACCTCGCGATTGTAGCGGAAGGTGAGGATCGCATAAGCGGTGCCGCGACCGACAAAGCTGCTGCTCCACGGCCGGTCCGGGTAGCTGGCATATTTTGACACTAGCATCGGGTCGGCTGTTGTCTGGGTGCCGTCATAGAACTTGATCCAGGCGTGATCCGTTCCACTGATGCGCTGGCCTAGCAATGGATAGCCGTAGTCTGGATGCGCTGAGGTTCCCAAGTCCGAATAGCCGTCATTCAGAATAACGCAGTTCAGGCCAATGCCCGGCAGATCGCTCAGTTCAATCACATACGTCAGAAACCCGTTCGGTGTATCCCCGTCATTATGGCTCATAGGTGGGCAGACGTGGTGGCCCGCGGTGGCGGTGCGCCCGAGGATAAAGCCTTGGGGTTCTGTGCCGCCCGTGGTGGTCACGGACGTTTGGATCCCGCTCTGCTTGATTGTCGGCTTGGGTGTCAGCGCCCGTGCGATCAGCGAAATACCGACCGAGATCGCTGTGTTCACAATCATTGAGGCAATAAAGGAGCTGGCAGCATAGGCTTTGACTGCAACCACAGCGGTTTGGAACGCGACAGCAACGGCAGCACCAACAGGGGGCATTAATCACTCTCCACTTTGAAGGCGCGCCGCATGTGGCCGCGTGGGACAAGCCCAAGGCCATCAGACCGCAGGCAATAGATCATCTCGCCGGCGACAATACCGAAGGCCTGATCGTCGAGGACGGCGAGGTCGCCCACCTGTGCGAAAGCTGGTGGGATCTCGGGCAGATGTGTGGCGGCATAAGCGACATGGTCTGCGAACCCGGCCTCTGTGAGCAACTGTTGGCCGCGCTTGAGGCTGCGGTAGGTGCTGCGCCAACCGCGGGCAAAGTCTCGGCCGGTCACGCGCTTGACCCAACCGGCGGCAAAGAGCGCGCAGTCGTGGCGCCCCGGGCGAAACGCACGCCGGCCCGCGTCTGCTGCATATTTAATGAGCAATGAAAGCCGGTCCATCAGGCGCGCTCCCGTTTCTCGCCCCACCAGACGCCAACCTCGCCAGCAATGTCGGCATAATCGCGGAAACGGTCACCGGCATTGCGGCGGCGCATCTCCGCGTCAGATCGCGTGAGCGTCAGGGCGCGGGTCAGGCCACGCGCGGCGCTGGCCAGTGTGACCGTGGCCTCACTGGTGCCGCCGACTTCTGCCGTTCTGAGTTTGACCTCATCGACCCAACCGCGAAACACCCTGATAGGTTCGGCAATGAGCTGACCCGTCTCGAGCGACAGCAGACCACGGTGGACCTCCACCGGGGCGAGCCGCGCATCATACCCACGCAGAAGCAATGACACCTCCGGCGTGAGCGGGCTCAGCGTTGCTTGCAGCATGCGGACCTCGAGCCCGATGCCAGCCCGGATCGGTTCCACGCCAATCAGACCACCGGCGCCGAAGTAGGTGCGGTTGGTGCCATTGATAGCGATGGTGAGGTGATCATCGCCTTGCCAAAGACCAAGCGCCTCAGTGGCACCGGTCTCCCGGTTGCGGGCCAGCACATGGATCATGTGGCGGCTGGCCACGCCCGAGCGGGCGGCGAGATACGCCGATGAGGTTGGGTCGAGGATACGCATGGGAGGGCTGGGTCCGGGTTTGACAGGGTTGGATTTGTGTATTAAATTACACAGATGTTCGAGGTGCGGCAGACAGAAGTATTTGAAGCCTGGATCGATGGCTTGAAGGATATGCGCGCTGTTGCCCGCATCGAAGTTCGGTTGCGGCGGTTGTCTTTGGGGCATCTTGGTGATGCGAAATCGCTTGGTGACGGTGTGAGTGAGATGCGGATTGATTACGGTCCAGGGTATCGACTTTATTTTACACTCCGGGGCGAGCGGATCGTGATCCTGCTCTGTGGCGGAGACAAAAAGCGGCAGAGTGGCGATATCGCCCGTGCGAAACAAATGGCAAAGGAGGCTGACGATGGCACTTGAGACACGTACATGGGATCCGGTTGAGCGGCTCTCATCCCCTGAGGCGCAGGATGCCTATCTTGAAGCGGCCTTTGAAGATGGCGATCCTGACCTGATCGTGGCGGCAATCGGTGATATTGCCCGTGCCCGTGGCATGACTGAAATCGCAGCGTCTGCAAATGTCAGTCGTGAAGTCATGTACAAATCCTTCCGACAGGGTGGCAATCCGACGTTGAGCACGCTGTCTCAGGTGGCCCGCGCTCTTGGTTACAAATTGACTTTCCAGCACACAGCCCAGCAGTAAACGGCTCACCTCAGCGTTTGGATAAAATCGAAACTGGCCCCGCGGCTGAGCGCCTGTCGTCCCGTGGCATAGGTGGGTTCTGGCAGCAGCCGCGCCTTGCAGGCCGGGCGGATCAGCGACACCGTCAGCCCCGCCGCTGCACCCGGGCGCAGGTTGGGCACCAGTTCCAGCATCGGCGTGAGCCCTGTGCTTGAGGCGGTGCCGCCCACGACAATGCGGTGTAGCGCATATCGGACTGGGTTGTTGCCGTATTGAAACGCCAGCATGTCGCCGGCTGAGAGCGCATAACCCGCAGGCAACCCAGTAATCCGCAGCTCGCGCATGTTGCTGGCGACTGAATAGATCGTCACAGCGCGGTTGCCAAGAATGGTGCCGGTCCGATCATTCGCGGGGCCGATCTGCCGCGGATCATTGCACAAAAAGGTCGCCCCCGGCTGGTCCATCAGCGCAAGCAGTGCCTCCATCTGTGCATGGCGCGGATGGTTTGCCTGCGCCAACCGGATCGTACCAGTCCAGAGCGAGGCCCCAAGACTGGCGCTGATCACCGTGCCATCGCCAAGCCGCGTATGCTCTTGCGGATGCGACAGGCGGAACGTCACCTCTGCAATGCGCAGTGCGCCAAGGAATTGCGTGTATGAGAGTGGATAGGTCAGCGCCATCATCCGCTCCGCCGTGGGTCCTGGCTGACACGCGCCACGGTGCGTGGTGCGACCAGCCGATCATATTGCTGCAGTGCGCCAGAGACGCCGGCATTGACCATCTCCTCAATCTCGCGATTGCCGCGCGCGCCTGCGACGTTGACCGAGATATCAAGGCGCTGTGGCCCAGCGGATTGGCCGCCTTCTGCCACCTCGCGACGCGACAATACCCGCTCGCCACGCTGCAGGATCGTGGGCACCTCGTCCGGGCGCAGTCCTGCCCAGCCTCCGGAATGCATCCGGGGCGCACCTGCGAAGGCCAATGCTGGAACAGACCGGCTATGGCCTGACAATCCCACCATGCCGCCTGCGTGCGATACAGCGGCCGTGACGTTCCCACCGCCAATGCCACCGAAAGCGCTTGATAGTGCGTTGGCGATGGGGCCGAGCACGGCATTGCGGAAATGCAGCACCGCCAAGTCTTCAAGGATCGAGGCCACCAGCCCTTTGAAGTCGACCTTGCCTGTCTTCACGAACTCACGAAACGCGCCCTCAGCTGATCGGAAAGCCCCGACCAGTGTATCGCCCAGCCCTTTGCCCCAAT